TTATATCAATTAAATTATTAATCCAGATTAATTTCAAAAATATTTTCATATAAACTATAATAAATTAAAAGAAGATTAAATCTGGATTAAACTGGATATCTCTGGAGAGATATTACATATTTTCTAATAATTTCATTACATCATCAACATTACCTTTTTCAAATGATTTTTCTATTTCATCAATATATTTATCACCAGTCTTTAAGGCTTTTTGAGTTGTTGTTTGTTGTGTAATATCTATTTCACTTGTTTCTTGTTTTTTGTCTTTTAATAATTCCTTTAATTCTTCATTTGACATTAAGAAGTATTCAAATTGTTCATCAGATAAACATAACAAACTATATTGAATATTTTCCCAACAGGTGATTTGATCCAATTCTTTAATTGGTAATCCCATATTATTCAAATGCGGCTGAATTAATGGAAAACCTTGGTCTAGGCGCTGTTTCTGAACTAGCCAAGGCAGCGTAACGAAAAAAGCGCTTTTCGTGCTCCAATAACTGCAATGTTAATGAATAAGCAAAATCTAAATCTTCTCCACATACTTCTAACAACCAATCAGGTGGATCAATTGTCTGTGCTACAATTCTAGCTAATGATGCATAACGATTTTGAATTTCAACAGGTAATTGTTCAAAAATATAACCTGAAGCTAAAGTTGCTAATATTTTTTCATATTTAAGTCTGGCAGCACTATCCATAACTTTTGATGTCAATTTACAAGATTTCTTATGCCCAGTAGGTGTTTCATATTCCACATCTATTGAAATAATTCGAGGCATCAATTTATGTTCAGGTTTTCTAACTTCTTTTTCTTCTTCCTGATCTGCCTTTTCCACTTCTTGCATTACTTTTTCGATAAATCGTTCTTCTTTGACTTCTTTATCTTTTTTTGATTTTTTATTTTCAATATCGTTTTTGATTTTAACTAAATCCATAAATTAATTCCTTTCAGACATGATATTAATTATATCATAAAAAGATAAATTTAAAAAAATATTTTTTTTTATCAATTCAAAATAAAAAAAGGCCTAAAAAGGCCCTTCAAAAATCGATAAATTAAGATAATTTAAAAAATAAGGGTTCTACTAATCCCTGCTGTCTCTCTCTTCTTTTTTTAGATTTGAGGTATACTTCCACCAGCGCTGTGTCTGACTAAATATTCAGCATCTAGAACTACTTGAACACCCATTAGAGAAGCTCTATCAACAACAATGTTTTGAGAAGCAATTTTACAATTTTTAACTGTATAGATTGCAGCTTTTGAAGAATTAGCTGAGGTAGCATTAGAGCTATCAAATATTTCCAAATCAAAATAAGGTTGATTTAATACATCAGTTGTTCTAGCTGATAGTGTATTAGCGGCTTGATCTACTATTGAAGAATTAATCATATTTCTTTCATCAATTGTATTAGTATCACCATCACCTGAAGCTGCATCGTTATATCTAAAGTTAGTAGTATCATTATATTGATTAAAAATTCTAATCATTGAACATTGTACTTGAACATTTCTGCTAATAGGTACAATTTCACGACTGTCAATATAACCTAATGATTCTACACGACCATTAAGTGTATTTTCAGTAATAGAAATCCCGGTTGCATATCCAACAATACCTTTGCCAGGTATTCTAATTTTTGCTTTTGCGCCTGTAATTACGTTTGCTGCCATTTTTTATCTCCTTCTTAGAATTGACGCACTGTGGCGGTTATTTTAATAAAATTCAAAGGTTCAGTAACGGCTAAATCAAATGTAACAAATGCAGTGTCGGCTGATACAACAACTTCAATATTTCTGAAATTTTTTATAAAACCAGCATTTCTTTGTGATGTTAATCTTTGAGTAGTTAAATCAGTTACCAATTGAGCTGTACCATTTGAAATTCTTGATCCGATTTGATTGTATAAGAATTTTTGTAAATCCTTTAAACATACATTTACACTTTCACGAGCACTTATTTCACAATTAACTGAAAGGTTATCCTTTAGATATGTGGTGATAGATCTTACAATTCTTAAATCTCTTAATTGTTTATTATTTGATATTACACAAATACCTTTATTAATTGCGTTTTCTAATGTAGGTTCATCATCACGTGTCCAATTTTGGATTGTTTCAATCAAATTAGGCTTAAGATTTGTTAAAGGTTGCGCAACAGGAACAGTTCCTTGTAAACACATCATGACGAAAGCTAAATGTTTCGGGCCATATTCTTCACCATCTATCCATTTAAAGCCTTGACCTACAACAGCAACATTAGGATTATTGATAGGCAATACATAACTTGAATAAATTGTTGCTAATGGACTATTAGCGGTAGCACTAATCCATGCATTTCTAAATTGTGAATTAGTTATACATTGATCAACATGTGCAGCAACTTTAAGAGCGACAGCACTAGTATCATCTAAACATGTGATAACAGATATATCTTCATTCACACATGCTGCCAAAGCTGTTTCATAATTACTTGCTGTTGGAGCAGTTCCATCAGAACCTGCAATACCTGTTCCTAAATCTTTAATTTTTATAAAAACTGGAAATTGATTAATTTGTGAAATTGGAACTCTGTTATTTTGTGATACAATTTCAGCACTGAAAGGTAATCCTGCAGCAGAATTAATAGTATCAATAATACCTTGAGTAATTGCACTTAACTTAAGTGTACCTGCACTACCGAATTCTTTAAAATCATTAGCATCTGCAGCATCCATTAAACAATCTAAATTTTTTGGTAAAACACCATAAAAATTAACAAAATTATTTGCTGTATCTGAAAAATCAATAGAACTTGCGCAATTTGCTTTAATGACATTGAATAATTCATCCATTGTATTAAAATCTTCTAATAATACATTAAGTAATTCAGTTCCTGCTGCTTCTTGAATAATTAATCTTCCTGATTCAATTTTGATTTTTGCATTTGTAGCTGCTTTTGTCTTTAATTGCAATACATTTCTGTATCTTTTATCCATATTAGGAGAAGAAATAACAAGTTTTATTGATGTTATATTACCAGCTGCTCCCCATGATTTGGATTTTAATTTAATGATATCAGCACCACTAGCAATAGAACCATATTCAGATGCATTATCTAAGGTTCCTGATGCTTGAACAAGTCCCGTAATTCTTGCATTGACAAAAGTCAAAGAATTTGAAGATGTTCCAAAAGAATTTAAATCACCAGAAAGAGCACCTTTCCATAATTTTTCTAATTTTTGAATTGTTCGTGATGGTTTATTAATAATATCACTTACTTGTTGGTTTATTAGAACTTTATACTCACTTGCATTATGAGGTTCTAGTTGTGGAAAATCACCTACAACACAAAGATTTTTAGTGCCTAATTCTGTTGTATCACTTCTATCGACATTGATCACAGAATAAACGCCAGGGATTGCTGTTCGAGTTCCACTTAATATGATTGAGCTTGGCATTTGTCTTTAAACTCCATTTTTATTTTTTCTTAATTATATCAATAAATAGGTTTCATTTATGATTTTTTTGTAATTTCTGTTTAAACTTCTTAAAAATCTTCAACAGATGCATTTATTTCCCAGGGTAAATCAAACGAATTTGGATCTTGAGTTGGAGCTATTTCCAATTGGTATGTGGACATATATATTAGTTCTCGATTTAATACTAATGCATTATCACTAGTTAACATTTCAATCGGTGTTAAATCTTTAGACTGAATATATCGAATATCTAAATAAGATATATCAAAAAAAGATTTTTTAAAGAGTAATAATGAGGCAACAATAATTTGATGTAGAATTCGAATATCATTCATATCTTTTGCAAAGATATTAATTCTGCATTCCTGATTTACTAATTGTGTTAATCTACCTCCATGTCCAGTATTACCTAAAAATGTCGTTTCTTCAATTCTAGCTTCACTTAATGAAACTGAAACTAATGGAAATTTTTCACTTTTCCTTGTAAATGCTACGTCAACTTGTACTTCATTTACTAATGTTTGTAATCTTGCAAAATATTTATTTTTAATTGCAATATTTGTTTGATTAAAAATACCATTAAATGCAGTTTGATTTTGTGCATAATATTTGATACCATTGGCAATTGTGTGTATAACATGTAAATCAAACATTCTTTAACTCCTTATAACACAGCTAATTTACCGTATGCTTGAATCGGTAATGCTTCATGTGTTTCTATCCCATCAGTTTTAAATAAATTAAATGTATCTCTAACTGTATGAGGATGATCAATTATAACATACACAGGATTTATATAATACGATACTGAATATTTTGTTCCTACCGCAGGAGTATTTACATCACCATTCCAGACAATTTGTCCGTTATTATTAACTGTAAAATGCACATCCTGTATTCTTTCACCATTAACTAATGCTAAACCATTAGCATCAGATAAATGACAATATATTACACCTATTGTTTTAGGTCCTGTAGCTAATTGTAAATTTCTTTGTATAATTGGATATTTTAAAGTAACAGTATTTGAAATACCTTTAGTTAATATTTCATTATTTACAATTACACTATTTTTTAATCTGATTCTATCACCATAACTTAATAAATGTTCACTTTGAACTGTAAATTTTACTTCTTCATCACGATTTAAACCAAATTGTCCAATATTATTTTCAGCATTTGCATTTGTCACAATAGCTCTAATTTCCTGAGCTGAATGATAAATTGCACCTTTACCTCCACATATCGGGCAACTTTGATTAAAGGTTCCAGGTGATGCATCAATATCAGTAATATCTTTTAGATCTAAACCATATTGTGTTGATTTTTGTGAACAAGGACATTGAGCACTCTGTGTCCATTCAACCTTTAAACCTTTTTGAATGATTAATTTTCTAAATTCTTCAGGTCTAAAATCTGCCCTAGTTAATGTTTTTCTTTTATTTATAGTTTCATCTATTGGAAATTGTGCCATGATAATTTATCCTTATGCTAATGTCCCAAATCCGACAGTTGAATATTTTTTCTTCATTGCAGCCATTGTATCAGCAATTTGTTTTTGAAAACTTAATATGGTAGCACCAAAACCTGATGAGGTAGCTGAAGCCGTGGTTGCAATATCCTGGGTTAAACCATCAATACTTAATGATTGTCTAGCAATACCTGCCCCTGCAATCAAATTACCTGCAATATCTAATGGTAATAATGATGCAACCTGACAGATTGTTTTAATTAAAGCCTCAGGCACTGTATGAACTTGCCAATTAATAACTGCAGGTCTATCCACGGGTGCTTGATTTAATTTTATTTTAAAAGATGTTTTACCAATCCCAGTTGAGGTTGCTCTTACTGTAGTTGGAATTAATGCTCCATTTATTCCATCATCGATTACTGAAAAACTGAAATTAGGTGTATCAATTAAATTTTCACCTAAATCAACAATCAATTCAGTTTCACCAATTGGAATAGAAGTGGTTCCTTTTCTGAAATTAAAACCAGCTTGATATGAAATTTTAAAGTAAGAAGGCACATATCGATAATATGCATAATTAGTAATAGGATCAATTAAAAGGGGAATAGAGTTATTAAAATTAAAAGCACCTAAAGTTTCTGCAGTAGGAATAAGTGCAATTTGAGATGAACTATCACTACTAATATTTACCCATGCTAAAGGAACTGCTGTTTCAGGATATTGACCATAAGTAATTTTAACTTCATCAACTTTTTTTAAAGGTTTTTGGTCTAATGCCATAGGCCACCAAGAACGACGACTATCTGATGCCGCATCTTGTCTTTCAACACAATCTTGATGATCAAATATAATTCCTAATTCAGATTCAATTGTATTAATTGCACTATTGATAGCTGTTGCAAATAATTCATCAGGAAAAGCTGAACCATCATCTACAGTTAAATCAATACCCACCAAAGCAGTTTTCTTTAATAAGTCAACTGTAATTATGTCTTTTATTGAAAAGTCTGCTGCCATATTTATTTCTTCTTTACGTTTTTGATGTCTAAATCATCTCATTAGATATATCTAGTTTTAATCAGGTTAAACGCTAGGTGAAGTTATATATTATTAAATACAGTGTTGCAACAAGTGAATTCTAGATGCTTCTGATGAGATGATGTCTAAAAATGCCAAAAGGCATTAAAAATATTCTATACTATTATAAAACTAAATAATCTTAATGATTACATCACTTTTAATTAAGAGTGATTTTACCACCAACATTACGAATAACCCAGTTCTTCTTAGGAGTCTTAACAGCAGCAGCACCGAAAAGCATAAGCAAGAAGTTCTTAGCAGCACCAAGTTCAGCAACTGGACGTCTTAAGAAATCCAAAAGACGAGCAAATTCCATACTATCGGTTTGACCAACAATTACAGAAGAACAATCATTACGATTTACACCATAATCATAAACAACCTTAGAACCACCAGCACCTGCAGTAAATGCACTAACAGGAACTTCAAGAACTAACTTATAACCAGCATCAACATCAGCTAATGAACGATACAATCTAACATATTTAGCAGCACCTAATTCAGTAACACCAGCAGCACTAATAATAATCTTAGCTGCATGATCTTCATCCAATTGAACAGCGGCACCTGTAGCTTGGATTGCAGCAGAATGACCCTTGTCACTAACAGCAACCAATTTATATTTAAATTCACCATCATGACCCTTGTTTTCACCAACAGCACCGAATGAACTTGCAACTGCATCTGAAGATAATGCAAAATTAGCAGCAGTTAAAGTAGGACCATCAGCAGATTTAGCTGAAGGAGGAGTAGATTGCTTGTTTAGGAATGGAGCCATAATAACTGGAACAGGCCCGAAAGGTCCCATAATATGAATCTTAGGACCGGCACCAAATGTTTGAACGCCTTGGTCAAGAAGATTTACAAGCATAAGACTATCATGACGACCATCTTGTGAGCTTCTCTTAATTAAATCAGAATAAACTTTAGGATCAACCATAATGAAATCTGACTTACCAAATCTATCCAAACCTGATAATTCCCCAAGTACTTGGTGTAAATATTCAGGTGTTAAAGTATCGCCAGCTAAATCAGATTGATTGTTACTGAAAGCACGACCAGCAGTTGCATCACTCCAAGCAGCAGCAGAAGTATCTTTAGAAATTTGTTCAATGATACCATCAAAACCTTGTGAGTTAATCAATTCTGAACCGTGGAAAAGTTGGTTTTCAACTTTACGGAGAAGAGACATTGTACCACGTTCAGTTTCTTCAGCAAGACCATTAGGATTGCTACCAAGAATACCAACTAAAGTACCAACATCAGAGATAGAGCGTCTTTCAGCCATGTATTTAATTTTAACAAATTTTCTTTCATATTGAGCATTGGTTGTACCAAAATCAGAAGCAGCGCCACCACCTTCAGAGATGAATGGATCTAAATCTTGACCATGTTCATTAATAACAGCATATTCATGATAGGTGTTAGTAACAGCAACTTTAGGAATAAGATTCCACATAACAATATCTTTCATAGCGAAAGAAGCATTTGCTAAAGTTTGTTCAATAGATTGTGGGACGATAGGACTTAAAGAACCATCACCAGCAGAGAAAGATTGATAACCGACTGCAGACTTCTTGATAGCATCGGCATTTTTGCGAAGTTGGTCATTAAGAGCAACGAGTTGGTTGATATCAACCATTTGATTTTGTTCAAACATAATTGTTTTCCTTATTGTATTTTTTTAAATCTT